GTTGCATAGCGTCCAAAATGAACTTGCACATGACTTCTTCATCATGTAGTCGTTCAGGAGTCTTATCCCAGTCTTGAAGCATACCATAATAGATACCTTCTATATTATTGGGGTTGCAAAAGTCAGGTCCAGGCATAAAGAAACGATTTCCCACCATTGCAGTGAAATCTCTTGGTTGCATAGGTGGACAAACCCTGCATAAATCGTTTTTACTATTTTCCTTATCGTAATAGTCCTCATATGAACCAACATCCATCCTTACGACTTCTACATTAAACTCTTCTAACTTAGATATGATCTTCTGGTAGTCTTCTTCTGTTTCTATTGCTATCTTTTCAAATGCATTACGTATCTTTGGGTTCTCTATATAACTATAGAACTCAGGACTATAGGATTTTCCAACTAAGCAGGCTTCAAGGGGATCCCAATGTTGATGTACCGACATTATGACATATAACAGTATACTATTTAACGGTTGCTCACTTTGTTGGGGTGACGAACTGGGAAATCCAGAAGAACAGCGATATTCTAGAAAAGTTGCTGAACATTTTGGTGCAGTAGATCATAATATCTCAAAACGTGGAATTAGTAATGATGGAATTGCTAGAAGTACAATGGATTGGTTAAGAACCAATGAATGTGATGCTATGGTTATCCAATTTAGTGTCACAAGTCGTTTAGATGGGTATGAACCCAATACAGGAAAGATGTTTGAAGCAACAACTACGAATGGGATAAAAATGAAGGTAGATATTGACCATGTTGACAAAGACCCGTATAAATGTGTTACTGTTCAGACCCCTAGGAAGTGGAAAGGGTTTTATCAAAGGTATTACCACCCCCAGTTGGGTATGGATGCCCTTTGGAAGAACTATTACCTGTTAGAGCAAGAATGTATCAAAAGAAGGATTCCATATTGCTTTATGACCCATGATGATTGGGTAATAAGTGAATACTACTTACCTTGTATATGGAAAGACTATGTTGATAGGGAACCTAGGTTTATTTGGGGTGTACCTGAAAGTGATTTCCTATTAAAGGATTATCAGGAGACATTACCACTAGGTCATCCAACTATTGAAGCACATCAGCACCTAGCAGACTATATCGTTAGTGTGTTAAAATGATCATAAATACTTTCAATAGAAGGAGGACTGATGTACAGTGTCTACCTTGATGAAAAGCAAGCTTTTCACCATCTTAGCAAAAAAGAAGCAGAAGATATCCAAACAAAGATGAGACAGATGATATCTGCTGGTATTAAAACACATTATCAACCTGAAGACATTATTATTAAAAACGATGAGAATATTGCTTAGTGGTTGTAGTTTTTCTTTTGGTGATGAGTTAGAATGGCAACATGTAGATAACTCCGAAGTAGAAACTCAATTTGATTTGGGAGATAAATGTATATCATCTATAAGGGACGAGAAAAGATTTAGCAATCTACTAGCAGAGCATTATAATTGTGAAGTAATCAATAAATCTAAATGTGGAGCAAGTAATCAGTGGATTTTAAGATCTCTTGCAGAAGCTTATAATTCTGCTAAATGGACAGGTCAAAAATATGACCTTGTTATATTTCAATTAACGGAACTCGTTAGAATAGATATAGAACTCTCAAATAGACAGATTCAGTCCATATCAGCACTTCCTAGACACTGTAATGAGGAAAGAAGTGAAGAAGTAAAACAAAGGTATTCAAAAAAATCTTTAATACCAAATCTTGTAGGAGGATTTTTATATAAACACGAAAATACTAAGCATTTTAGAAAAACAGCAATTGAAATGCAAGAAATAGCGGATGCTTACTACTTGCATGTTTATTCTGAACAAATATCATTAGAGAATTGGTGGATTTATCAATATGCCTTTAAACATATGTTTAAGGACACACCATATATTATAATTGGAAAGAGACCTTTTGAAAACAGATCACCTAATCAAGTTGCTTATAAAAATATGAATGATACTGTAGATTTCTTTTTACAAGGTAGAGAAAATGTATTAGGGATTCAAAGAGGTTGGGAAAACCCTAGATATTGCAAAAGATACTCTTTAAAAGGTAAGGTAAATAGAACAGGTGGTCATCCTTCCGCATTAGGACATGAACTTATCGCTAAAAAAATTATTGAGGTCGTCAATGAAAAGTACCCTAACTTGGGCAAAAAAACTTACTAGAAAAGATACTCTAAGTAAGGCATTTCCACATCACTATATAACTAGAGTCGAGAACCCAGATGGTTCCGTTCGTATTTCATTATTACCAGAAAATGTTCAACAAACTGATTCAAAAGTTCAGGAATTGGCAAAAGATGAGAAAACTTCGGAAGAGTGATCCGTACATTTACGAAGAATGATTGGATTTAGTGAAGGTTTTCATGATGCTGCTATTTCAGTTCTAAAGAATGGGCGTATTGCATATGCTAGTCATGCTGAACGATATTCTCGTAAAAAGCATGATAAACGCTTAACTGCCGAACAAGCAACTTTAGCGTTGGAACTGAATGGCGATGATACTATAGCATTTTACGAAAAAACTGGATTTCTCAAAAGATCACGTCAATGGTTCGCAGGTCAATTTGATACTGCGAAAAAAGAACGTGTTTTAGCACTAAAACCGACAGTTAATCACTATCATCACTTATCACATGCTGCTGCTGCGTTTCAAACGTCAAAATATGATGAGGCAGCGTGTGTAGTAGTAGATAGTATTGGAGAATGGGATACTGCAAGTATATGGAAGGCAAAATATGAAAATGGAGTTGCGACATACTATAAAAAGTGGAATATGTGTTATCCAAGGTCTATTGGACTTTGGTATTCTGCTTTAACTGATTATGTTGGTCTAAAACCCCTAGATGAAGAATATATCTTCATGGGAATGAGTGCCTTTGGAAAACCCTGTCATACCAAGCGATTACGGAGACAATTATGGGTAAATAATCACAAAGGTATAAGAAGACCGATAGATGGAGACCATGTAGACATTGCTGCTAGTGCTCAAGTAGTGTTAGAGGAGGAGTTGACTAAGATATTCAAGATTGCTCTTAAGTTTAGTGATAATATTTGCTATGGGGGTGGAGTTGCATTGAATTGCGTTGCTAACTCTAAGTTGCAAGTACAGTGTGATGATAACTTATGGATTATGCCCAATCCTGGTGATGCTGGTGGGTCATTGGGTGCTGCTTTACTTTCTTATGGTAAGAGAGTTCCATTTAGTCCGTACTTAGGTTATAATATAGAGAAACCGTGTGATCCTAAAGAAGTTGTCGAAGAAATCCTCAAAACTGGACTCGCTGGTGTTGCAAATGGTCGTGCTGAGTTTGGTCCTAGGGCTCTTGGTAACAGAAGTCTATTGGCGGATCCGAGAAAAATGGAGAACAAGAAAAGAGTAAATGATATTAAGAAAAGGCAAAGATTTAGACCGTTTGCACCAGCAATACTAGAAGAGCATGCAGTAGACTACTTTGATATGCCTAGGCAGTCAAGGCACATGTCTTATGTGTACTCTGCAAAGCGTGGTAGTGCCATTCCAGCATGCATACATGTCGATAACACTGCAAGAGTCCAAACTGTCCCTAAGATCTCTTCTAGTGTCATTAGACCCATACTAGAGTGTTGGTACGAAAGAACAGGGTGTCCTGTCCTCTTAAATACTTCATTAAACATTCGTGGTATGCCTATGGTAAATACAATAGATGATGCTGTAGAATTTTCTACAAAATATGATGTGAGGGTATTCTAATATGTGGTTAGATGAGAACCCAAATAAAATATGGACTAAGGAAGAGTATGAATCTATAAAAAATAGTAAGGTTATCTGTAACCTACCATTTCAACAGTTGAGGAATGGTACTGGAATAAATTATCAACCATGTTGTTGGTCTAGGACTATGAGTCCATATGGTCCCCAAAACAAGGATCCTATAGAGCATTTTAAAGGAGAAGATTTTACTGCATTGCGAAGAGAAATGCTATTAGGTAAGAAAACTCCTAGATTGAAGCATTCTTGCGATTTATGCTGGAAGGATGAGAAGGAAAGTGGATGGTCACCAAGACTGAGTAATACCTTGAAGTTGGATTGTCTGCAAAACTTTGATAAAGAAGGAAATATGGTTGAAACTGACCATAGGTTCATTAAGTTAGAATTAAATGCGTTTGGTAACTACTGCAACCTTCAGTGCTATGAGTGTCAGGTAGAAAACTCTAGTGGTAGAGAACAAGCAGTAAAACAACTTGGTAAGATAGATCCGAAATGGTTGGGATTATTACAACGCTATTCATTTGTTGATAGGGATGTTAAAAAAGTAAATCCAGAGCAATGGCGTTCATTTAAAGATGATATTATTAAACATGCGAAGAACATTAGGTTTCTGATGTTTTGTGGGGGAGAACCTATGATGATGAAGTCGCATTTTGAACTTCTAGATGAATTAATCGAATCAGGTGAAGCGAAAGGTATTGAATTGGCGTATGTTTCAAATATGACACATACTACTCTTAAGAAGATGAAGAAGTATATTGATGCTTTTAGGTGGACAGAGTTTCAATGGTCAGTGGATGGGTTACGTGAACGCAACCATTGGTTGAGATATCCTACAGATTGGGATAGTACTGTCAAGAACGTATATGAAATGCGAGACTATCTCCATTATTCTAATCCAAATTGGAAGTTAGGTAATTTTAAATGCACTATAACACCGAGTATCCTTGGTGTATTAGACTTACACCATACGGTACAGTGGATGAAAGGGAAAGATGTATTTGGTGATAATCTGTTGTTGAATAGAATTGAGAACCCTAGATTCTGTCAAACTCGACATTTACCTGATGAAGTTAAAGAACAAATTGGACAAAACGTAAAGAGTGTGTCAGATCATATATACCAAGACATGATGCAACCTAGAGACCCTAAAATGTGGGAACTTGCATTAGAGTATTTTGATAAAACTGACCAAATACGTGGAGACACGAATTGGAAAGAAACATTCCCTGAATTAGCGAAGTATGCTTTGGAATACAACAGACCTTGATTTTGTATTCAAGGATAAGAATGTCCCTAGGGCAAGTTGGGAGATAGTATATGATAACATAATGAGTATGGCAATGGATATGCCTGAAGATATGACTGAGGAAGAAATAATTGAAATGTTATCTGAATATTATGGCATTGAAGTTAAAAGATGGAACTTAACAAAGACTCATCAAACAAACTTTGAATACTTTACATTAGAAGAAGATTGGAGCCTTTGACAAACCGCTATATATCGTGTATGATCCTTTTGGGTGATACCCGTTTACGTAAACACTTGAATATAGTATGGCAAAAGGTTTTAAGGTTGTAACTCAACCTCCTACTGCTAGTCAAAAACCGACAGAAGAACCAAAAACAATTGTAGATAAAGGCAGAGAAGCAATCAAAGGCAAGTCTATTGTCTTCTGCTTACCTGGTCGTGGTGTTTCATACACATATCTAAAGAACTTTGTTCAACTGTGTTTTGATCTAGTACAAAATGGTGCGAGCATTCAAATCTCACAAGATTACTCCTCCATGGTTAACTTTGCACGTTGTAAGTGCCTAGGAGCGAATGTTCTAAGGGGACCTGATCAGTTACCTTGGGATGGTAAGTTAACATATGACTATCAACTCTGGATTGACAGTGATATCGTTTTTGGATTAGAGCAATTCTATCGTCTTGTCTTAATGGATAAGCAGATTGCTGGAGGATGGTATGTAACTGAAGATGGTAAGACAACTTCATGTGCTCACTGGTTAGAAGAGGACGATTTCAAAGAAAATGGTGGAGTCATGAATCATGAAATGGTTGATGGCATACAAAAACGCAGAAAAGCGTTTACTGTTGACTATTCTGGATTTGGATGGTTACTTATTAAGAAAGGTGTGTTTGAACACCCTGAAATGAAGTATCCTTGGTTTGCTCCACAAATGCAAGTCTTTGATTCTGGTGAAGTACAGGATATGTGTGGTGAAGATGTCAGTTTCTGCCTAGATGCTATCAAAGCAGGTATTGAGATCTGGATTGACCCTGCATGTCGTGTTGGTCACGAGAAGACAAGAATTATATAAGTATAGTACAGTAGTATAATGTCAGAAATGATAGATCGATACAATATCTTTATTCAGGGTGAATTAGAATATGATTCTATTACCGAGGAAGAAATGTTCGATGTAACCCAAGACCTTGCTGATAAGTTTTATTCGGAAGGTACTCCCCATCCTGACGATGTTGTGGTAGAATACCTGGGCAACGAATTAGACTAATGGCAGCAGGTTTTGGAACCCTAGACAAAATGGAAGCAAGACCAAAACGTACTAGGCAAGGAAGAGGAAAGCATACTAAGTATGCTGCTACTTCTAAAAACAAAGCTAGGAAACGTTACCGTGGACAAGGCAAATAAAGGGGGGATCTTCGGATCCCCTTTTTTTATGGTCTAAATAAGGATAAATACATCGAACTGTAGAAGACAGTGCCTCTTCAACAAGTATCACGGGGATTTAAAGACATTTCATTGTCCTTTAAACGGCATCCGATAACTTCAGACTTACTTCCGCTAAAAAATGAGGACGCTATTAAAAAAGCAGTCCAGAATCTTGTTCGTACCCAAATAGGGGAAGTGTTCTTTGATGAATTGCTTGGCACTAATGTAACTGGATCATTATTTGAGTTAGCAACAAAGGATCTCATAGATCCATTAGAAACACAGATTCAACTGGTAATACAGAATAATGAACCAAGGGTAGATCTTACATCAGTTAGGGTTACATCAAAACCTGATGATAATTTATTAAACATTGAGATACGTTATGACATAGTTGGTCTATCACTTCCTACTCAAACTGTTTCGTTCGTATTAGAACCGACTAGACTATAATGGCATTACAACAGTTCACAAACTTAAACTACGAGGATATTAAGACCTCGATAAAGGATTACTTACGGGAGAACTCCAACTTCACGGATTTTGACTTTGAAGGATCTAACCTTTCTGTACTTATTAATACTTTAGCGTACAACACATATATTACAGCATATAACACCAACATGGTTGTTAATGAGTCTTTTATAGACTCTGCAACGCTCCGTGAGAACGTTGTTTCCCTTGCACGTAACATTGGGTATGTTCCACGTTCTAAACGTGCTGCAAAGGCAACTGTGTCGTTTCAGATAGCAGGTATATCTTCATCAACTAAAACTATTGAAATACAACCAGGTTTAATATCAAATTCAGACGTACAAGACACAACTTTCTTATTTTCTATTCCTGATAAGATTACTTTACCAGTATTAGAAGGAGAATCGTTTGGTGAGTTTGATATATTCCAAGGACAATATCTAGAAAACGCATGGAAAGTAAATAACTCACTTGAGAATGAAAGATATGTTTTACCGAATGATAGTATTGATACTTCAACGTTAAGAGTAACGGTTCAAGAATCAGGTACATCTACTGTTGAAGAACAGTACACAATGGTTGATAATATTGTTGGTGTTACTTCTACTTCTAATATCTTCTTGATTCAAGAGACTTCTGATGAAAGATATGAGTTGTTATTTGGAGATGGTGTCTTTGGTAAGAAACTACCAAATGGTGCAATTGTTAGAGCATCTTATATTAAGACTCAGGGTAAAGCAGCAAATGGTGCTGTTGGATTCAGGTTTGTTGGTCAGGTAAGGGATGATAACGGTGCTAAGTTAAATAATATAGATCCTTTGTTGGATACTGTATCTCAGGCAGAAAATGGAGATGATATTGAGTCATTACAATCGGTTAAGTATTATGCACCAAGGTTGTATAGTTCTCAGCATAGAGCAGTTACCGCAACTGACTACGAAGCAATCATTCCTTCAATCTATCCTAATATCCACTCAGTCAGTGCCTATGGTGGAGAAGAACTTAACCCACCGCAATATGGTAGGGTATTCATTGCTGCAAAACCCAGAAACGGTAGTTACCTGTCCGACTATACTAAAAAGCAACTATTAAAGTCTTTAAGGAGTTATACCGTTGCTGGTATCGTTCCTATGTTCATAGATCTCAAATTCTTATATGTTGAGATTGATAGTTACGTTTATTATAATACTAATTTTGTTGGAGATCCAGATAGTTTAAAAGCATCCATATATAACAACCTAAATCATTATGCAGTTGAATCTGAGGTCAACCAGTTTGGTGGTAGATTCAAATACTCTAAGATTCAGACTCTAATTGATAATGTTAACAGTTCTATCACTTCTAACATTACTATGGTTAGAATGAGGAGGAATTTAGTTGCAAAGGCTAATCAGTTTGCACAATATGAATTGTGCTTTGGAAATGAGTTTTATTGTGGTAATGATACTTACAATATTAAGTCTACTGGATTTACTATTAGTACATTCAGTGGAACTTGCTATTTCTCCGATTCTAAGATAGAAGGAACCTCAAAAGGCAACTTATTCTTGTTTAGGAAGAAGATAGATGATGAAATAGAGATCTTAAGTACTAAGTTTGGTACTATTGATTATCAGAAGGGTGAAGTGCTTATAGATACTGTCAATATCACCTCTACTGTCAAATCCAACAATATCATTGAGGTTCAGGCAGTTCCATTATCTAATGATGTACTTGCAAGACAAGAATTGTATTTGCAACTTGATACTTCCAATAGCAACATCTATATGAGGCAAGATGTTATTTCTTCTGGTAGAAATACATCTGGTACTAGATTTGATGTTCAATCTTCATATCAAAACGGTAGCAAAACTCGATAATGATTGAAACCTCAATATACAAGGTAAAAATCAATGATGTTGTTCAGAGCCAAATTCCTGAACATATCAATACCGATAATCCATTATTTGCTGAATTTTTAAAGCAATATTACATATCACAAGAATTTCAAGGTGGTACTGTAGACATTGCTGATAATTTAGTTGAATATAAAGGATTAACTCGTATTACTAACGAGAATCTTGTTGGAGTCACCAGTTTGACTGCATATGTAAATGGTGCTGCTGATACTATCAATGTTCAGTCAACTAAAGGTTGGCCTGAGCAATGGGGTCTTCTAAAGATCAATAATGAGATAATAACCTACACAGGAATTACAACCAACTCCTTTATGGGTTGTGTTCGTGGTTTTAGTGCTATTGAGAAAAATGAGACTACTAATAGACCAGAATTTTTAACATTTACATCAACTGGTATTGGTACTCATGCTACTGAAGCACAAGTTACTAATTTAAGCAATATCTTCCTAAAAGAGTTCTTAAGGAAGTTAAAGATACAAGTATTACCTGGATTTGAAGAAAGAGGACTATTTGGTGATTTAGATGAAGCAAATTTCATCAGACAGGCAAAAGACTTCTATGCAACTAAAGGAACACCCGAAGCATTCGATATTCTCTTCAGAGTTCTCTATAATGAAGATGTTGACTTAGTACAACCACAAAAATACTTATTCAAACCTTCTGATGCCGATTTCATTAGAAATACGGTTCTTTTGTGTACTTTGGTTAATGGAGACCCACGTAAAATCTCTGGAGAAACATTATTCCAAAATACAACTCCAATACAGTCATCTGCTGCAATTTATGATATAGAGGAGTATGTAATCAATAAAAAACGTTATTATAAAGTTTCTTTATCAACAGATACAATAATTGGTGATTTTGAACCAATTAAGAAAACTTACATCACAGAATTTGGTACTTTAAGTACAGACATCTTAAATGTCGATTCTACGGTTGGATTTGCTAGTGAAGGAGTTTTAAACTTTGGTGGAGACAGATTAACGTATGGTGCAAAGAGTTATACTCAATTTAGGGATATTAAAGGATTATCAAGCACTGCTGGCATAGGATCGACTGTAAGTTCAGGTTTGAACGTATATTCTTATGAAGAAGGTAATTTAAGTAGTAAAGTCGAATTGCAAGTCGTAGAAGTCTTAAATGACTTTACTGGAGTTGCTCAGAACCAAAATGTAGGATCTGAGATTAATGTTAGAAGTTTAGGTCTTGAAAAAGACGAATTGCGTTATAATGGTTGGATTTACAATACACCTTCCAAATATTCCATATTTAAGATTGAATTGGTGTCACCTGGCACATATGAGTTAATATTGGAAAATAAGAATCAATTATACGTTGATGACAATATAACTGTATATGACGTTAATACTGATACTCCAGTTGCTGCAAAGATCACAAGTATCATAAGTGACCTAGTTATTCGGATTAATGCTGGTACAATTGATTTAACAAGAAATCATTACTTTAGAAGAAATTTAAAGACAAATAACACATATACGGCTGATGTTCAGAATACTTATTCAAAAGGAAGTGATTTATACGTTGCATCAAATAGTATCCCACATTGGGAAATAAATGCAGATAGTAAGATAAGAACATTTAATAATAGTCAAAATGACGGATATACGATTGATATAAGTCAGCACAATTTCATTACTGGTGAATTAGTCGTATATGAGCATATTAGTGACTGGGATAGTAGTGTAGGTTTGAATACTGCACAAGGTTACTATGTTAAGAAGGTAAATGACAATCAGATCAGATTAGCATCTACACAGGAGAATGTTAGAAGTGGTGAGTTCATTGAGATATTCAGTGTAATATCTGGTATATCAACCCATAGACTAACACCGTTTAATCTATATGGTCATACTCTAGGTGGGCAAAAATTATTCAAGAGAATACCTATACCAACCTATCCACCTATCCCATCATCTACAGGTAAGAAATCTGTAGCATCTGAAGGTGCTATTGGTCTATTTGCCAATGGTGTTGAGATTGTATCTTACAAGTCACCAGATAAAGTATACTTTGGTGCTATAGACTCTGTAAGCGTTCTAAACAACGGAGAAGATTATGATGTCGTAAATCCACCTAGACTGTCTGTAAGGGAAAATATTAGTGGTGTAGGAGCATCTGTATATGCCCATGTAAGTGGTGAAGTTGTTGATGTTATTGTAGATAATGAAGGTGTCGATTACTTAGATACACCAATCGTATCAATCACTGGTGGTGGTGGTCAAGGATACGCTGAAGCAAAGATGAAAAGAGTTCCACATGAAGCAGTCTTTAATAGTGCTTCTGTTGGTGGTGTTGTTAGTACAGAGGATGATACATTTACCTTTAAAACTCCACATGGATTCCATATTGGTGAAGAGTTAATCTATTCTACTCAAGATACTACACCGATTGGTGTAGGCATAACTCCTGGTAACCTAGTAGATAAAGCATCATATTTTGCTATACCAGATCCTAATGATGACTTTAAGATGACCATTACTGATAGTAAGAGAAATTCTCTTGCTGGTATTGGTACTATAGACATCACACAGAATGGTATTGGATACCATATATTTGAAACTAGAGAAAGAAGATTGAAGGTTGATAAGGTTAGAATTATAGATGGTGGTAGATTCTATAATAAAGAAAATACATTAAGAGTATCAAACCCAACTATAGATGTAAGAATTAATAAGTATACCAATGTAATCTACATCCCCAATCATGGATATAATGATAAGGATGAGATCCAGTATGTATGTGACGATCCTATAAGTGGTCTAGACAATAAAGGTCTTTATACTGTAGAGAAATTAGATGATGATAACTTTAAACTTGGTGTAGATTTTGGTACTATAAGTGCTGGTATTCATACCTTTAGGTATCCTCCTATTGAAGTTACTATTAAAGGTAGACAAGGTATATCTACAGACGCTGCATCAGCATCACCTATTATTCGTGGTTCTATAGATCATATCCACATCATAGATGGTGGTAGTAACTACGGTTCTATTGTTATGAACGATAACTTTAGAGTTCCTATTGATGTTATCAAGGGTAGTGGTGCATTGTTGAGACCATATGTTGTTAATGGTAGAATAGAGCAAATTTTGGTTAAAGATGGTGGTAAGGACTGGTATAGTGTTCCAGATATCATTATTGAAGGAACTGGATATGGTGCTAAAGCAAAAGGAAGAGTTGATAATGGAAAATTAGTTGGTGTTGATATTATCGATAGGGGCGGTAACTATCAACAATCTAATACATTTGTAAGAGCAGAAACACCAGGTAAGAACAGTATTCTTTCCAGTAATATTAACTCATGGACTCTTGATGAGGTAGATAGACATTATGATATGGTTGGTGATGATGATGGATATATTGATACACCAACTAAGAGTGATTATGGTTCTAAGTATGTTAACTACTATGCTCCTAAGAAATTAAGAGAATTTTTAGGTGATGATAATAATGGACATTCTCCTATTTTAGGATATGCCTATGATGGTAACCCAATATATGGTCCTATTGCAAATCATAATGTAGATGGAACTGGTGGATTAAGGTTAATGAAGTCCAGTTATGCACTTCAGAATTTTGGAATTAGAATTAATGGACCTAATTATACAGATTATCCAGCAGGGTCATTTGCAGAAGATTATGCTTATGTTGAAAATTATGGCGATCTTGATGAGCATAATGGTAGATTCTCTGTTACACCAGAGTATCCAAATGGAATCTATGCTTACCATGTGACAGTTAAACAGTCTCAAGGTGATCTAGTTCCCGTATTCCCATATGTTATTGGTCATATTTATCATTCAGATCCAGTATTATTCAACTATGGTTTCTTCTCTAATCAGGAAGTAAACCCAGGTTCATTAGGTCTATTGAAGAATACTCTTCCATATAACCTAAAAGAATATGAGTTCTCAGGTCCTGCTAATCGTGGAACAGAGACTAACTCAAGGATTATTAAGGTCAGTGAGGGTGGTATTGAGAAACTTGATATATTTGAGTCTGGATTAGATTACAAAGTAGGAGATAGAGTAGTATTTGATAATAAAGGTACAAATGGATTTGGTGCTTTAGCGAAAGTTTCTAGAATAGAAGGTGTTGGTATTACTACCACAACATCATCTATCAACGAATTGCTTGATGTTGAACTAATACCAATGGGTATAAAAGTTCTTGGTATCACTACGATTCCACATGGTCTAAATGATGGATATTATATCAATGTTACAAATACAAACTTCCCTGATCTTGAAGGTAGATTCCAAATAGATTTAGAGTACGTTTCATCATTCCTATTGGAAGAAATGCAACCTACTGGTCTTACCACATCTATATCTACAAGTGATGATGTGCATAAGAAGTTTAGGGTAGATGATATATTACAAATAGATGCTGAGAAATTTAAGGTACTAGATTTAGACCTTAAGAACAATAAGTTAGTATTAGAAAGAACACTTCTAGGTACTGCTGGTGCTGCACATACTTATAGATCTAAGATTGAAAGACTAGAAAAAGAATTTACTTATGAACTACCAAGAAAACTAAACTTTAGTACACCTACAAACTACATTAGGTATTTTGATGCTGCTAACTCAGTTGGTGTTGGTTTAACTGTTGGTATTTCTACTCTTGGTATTACTAGCACTGGTGTTGGTATAGGAAGTTATGTTTCTATCGTATCGGCAGGTAATACTACTAAACCATTCTTTGTACCTGCTGGTGGTATATACATTCCTGGCAACTCATTCCTTAATAATGAGAAATGTAAGTATAGTCCTGGTGCTGGTACTTCTTTAACATATTCCCCAGATGGTGTACAGCAACAACCACTACCAAGTACTGTTTATATTTCTCAGATAGCAAATAATATCGTTGGTATCAAGACTGGACCTACTGGAAGTCCTGTACTATTCAATGGTAATATCGGTATTGGTAACTCACATAGTCTTAAGACTGATAGAGCAGTTGGATTAGGAACTGTACAATCATTTGAGATTACAGTTACTACAGACAAAGAACATGGTATGAGACCAGGTGATGCTATTGATTTAACATTGGTTTCTGCTGCATCAAGTTCTGTATATGCTGGTTATAGTGCTTCGAGTAGATTTGTAGATATTGATGGTGTTAATAACCCTAGATTATCTGTAACTAAGGGTGATACATTAAGGTTGTTAACTCATTCACCAACTCTTGTAGATACTAAGATTGAATTTTTCTTAGATCCATTATTTACACAAAGATTCTATGGTTCCGCTTTAGATAGTATTGAAATAACCAATGTTGGTGTTGCTGGTAATAATGATGAAGGTAACACATATACAGACATTCATTTTACAGAGAATGTACCTAATTTCTTATTCTATAAATTTGAGTCTAATAGTCCCACAAAGATAATTGAAGTAGATGTAGACCAATCTGAATATGGTAAGATTGTTGTTAGTCCAAGTAGGTTCTCTGGTAAACATTCTTTATCTACAACTACTTCTAACACATTTACTTACAATATATTTGATTGTCAGGAACGTGTTGGATATAGTACAGATTCTACAATATCATATACTACTACATCAGAAAATACTGTAGGACCTATTGCCAAGGTTGATATACTTAACCAAGGTAAGGGTTATGTTTCCATACCTAACGTAGAAGTTGAATCTGATACTGGTAATGGTGCTGACCTTATACCATTTGGTATTAAAATTGGTGATTTGCAAAGAGTTGATATTGAAGAGTATGGATATGATTATCCAACTGATAAGACAATGCAACCACAGGCAATTGTTCCTGATGTTATTACATTAAGAGATAATTTCCAGTTAGATACTGTTGGTATCGTAACAGGTGGTAGGAATTATTTGATAGCACCTGATTTAGTTGTATACAACACTAAACAAGACGTATTACAATCTGAAGCAGCAGTAAGATGTGAATTAGTAGGTAATTCTGTAGGAGAAGTTGAAATTACTGCTAATGGTGGATCTATGGAATCCACTGATAATGTACTACTCCCCGTCAATAACAGTAACGGTGTTGGTATTGTATCAGCAGCATATGCAGCACCATATGTAACACTACGTCTTAAAACTCCTCAGTCTGGATTTACTACAGAGTTCCCAGTACCATTTACTATAGGTGATAAGGTATTTGTTGAGAATATAGGTGTATCTTCAGGTCATGGTTATAACTCACAAGACTATGCTTTCCAATACTTTACTTTAACTGGTGTTTCAACAGCATTTGGTATTCTGGATCAGACAACTGTAACCTATGAAGTTGATACAGACCCTGGTGATCATGATGCTCAACAGTATGGTTCTGTTGTTAAGAAGACTGATATGGCATCCTTTAATATAAAATTGAAGGAAGCACAATTCTATAATGGTGAACAAATATACACTAAGAAGGCATCTAATAATTGTATTCGTGGTGATGGAAACTTAACCAATGTTCTTAGAGTTGATAGTATAGTAGGTTTTAATACTGGAGATCAAATTGTAGGTAAAGTATCTCAAGCATCTGCATATATTAAGGGTATGCAGTCCTTCACGGGTAATTTTGATACTGGTGTTTCTATTGTTCGTAATTCTGGTTGGGAACGTGATACTGGTAAGTTAAATGAATACTTCCAGAGAATACAAAATAGTGATTACTATCAGCAGTTTGCATATTCATTGAAGTCTAGAGTTGGTATTAGTAGTTGGGATGAACCAGTTGATGCACTGGCACATATTTCTGGATTTAAGAAGCATAGTGATCTTTTAATACCATCTATTGCTGGTGTTGCTGGATCTATCACAATGACAGATCAAGTAAAGACACCATCTACTATCTTCCTTGATAATGAGGCACATATTAACTGCCATTACAACTATGATTCAGTATATGAAATTACTAATGATACTGAAACTAAAACTGATGAGATTGTCTTTAAGTCTCTTAAGTTTGGTAATTCATTAATGTGTGATGGTAACAGGGTTCTTGAGATTGATGACATATCACCTCAGTTCTATAATGACCCTGCTATTAAGAGAAATATTGAAATTGATACTTTAAATTTAGGTTCCTTTAATGCTATTAAATATTTTGCACAAATAGTTGTTACACCATCAACTATGCTTCAGTCTAATGAGACTCAGTATATTGAGTTTGTAATTAGTGCTGATGATACAGTTGCTTTCAATAACCAGTATTCAACTTTATCTGATGCATTTAATCTTGGAACATTCTTCACAGAAACTATAGGTGATCTAGTATCAGTTAAATTTAGTCCATTCAATTCTGTATTAACTTATGACATTACCTTCTATAAGGAAATAATGACTATAGCAACTGGTGTTGGTGCAACATCATTTGGAGGTCTTCTTAAGTCAGGTAACACTACTAATGTCCCTGCTAATACAAGTCGCAATATATTGACTGTAAATGCTATGGAATTTAAGTGTGGTCAGGTATTAGTTGCAGCGTCTGGTAATGGTAAGAAGGAAGTTGTAGAAAGTACCTTTATCGGTATTGGTTCTACAGCACATTTTGTTAACTATGCAGAAATGGATAGTGATGGTACTGATCTAGGTGACTTTAGTATTGGTATCGATGGTAATAATCAAATCCTATTAGACTGGCAATCTAATGTTGGATACTCAGCAACAGTATCTGCATTAGCATCATTTATAGGAGTTGGACAAACTTACAATAATTTAACAACAGGTATTCAGACTTCTAGGTATCAGGTTGGTGATTCTGTATTACATACTTCATATACAGATATATCACAAAGTCCTTCTAGCAGTATAGAAACCATTGAAACTATGGGATTCAATGATTTCACTTCTTGGAGACTACTTATCAACATTGAAAACGTAACTGATGGTGAGCAGTCTGTATTCAATATGGCAGTTAACACCTTTGAAGGTGATGCTAACTGGAATAGGTATGGTTTAGTATCAACTGGTTCATCAGACCCCAAGCGTGACCTACTAAATACGGAGATACAGGTCTCTGGTTCAAACTGCCTACTTAGGTTTACACCAAGGGACAATATTGACTACATTATACGTACATCACAGATCAGGATAACTAAACCTGATGGTATACCTTTCGATACTGTAAAAACACTAAGCTAATGGGATTTCAGTTAGGATCTATAAATCGCCAATATAACTCTTTAACGGAAACCTTTAGGTATTCGTTTAACTTAACTCATAAGGGAGACCCTATATTTCATAAGGAGTTTGATGGATCCTCTACTTCTGAGGTTTTGTTAGGTGCTGATGCATTTGTAGTTAAGAATCATTTTTATGTAACAGGTGAACCATTACATTATGAATCAGGTGGTGGTGGAACTGCTATAGGTATAGATCCTACTATTGGTATTGGTAATACATTACCTGAAAGGGTATTTGCTATTAAGATTGATGAGAATAAGATAAAGGTTGCACAGACAGAAGCAGATGCTCATTCAGGATCACCAATTAATATTATAACTGTAGGTGCTGGTACTACTCATTCATTTACAGCAGAGAAACAGAATAGTAAGTGTATAATTGCACTGGACAATATGATCCAGTCTCCACTATATCAAAGACCTGGATATAATACGGTTTTAACTGGTGTAAACAATAGAATTATTACTGTTGAGAATGCACAGTTATTTAAAAACTACGATCTTATACAGATTGATGATGAAGTTTTAAGGATTTTAGTTGTAGGGTTCCAAGGTAATACTAACGATTTATTATGTGATCGTGGTTGGATGGGAACAGAAAATGAACCACATGCTGCTGGTTCTACGGTAGAGTTGGTATTAGGTGATTATAATATTGTAGATGATATAGTTACTTTTGCCGATGTTCCTTTTGGTGGTATTAAATTTAGTGCTGGTATATCATCAGAAGTAGTTGATGTAGCAGGTAATAGTTTTATTGTATTAACTGATCTATTAGAAACAGGATCTTCTGTAAGGTTAGAAACTTTAGATCCACCAGAACCATTAATTGCCAATGAAGATTATTTCTTAATAAGAAACCAACAAAATAATTACTCATGGGCAGAAACACGTGATGATGCATTATCAGGTATTGCTATTACCATGACCAGTTCTGGTATTGGTACACATATTATTAGATTAGTTGACGTAGTTAATGGATCATCATTCCAAGGTAGATCTTTTATTAGATCTGACTATACTGGAAACATCGTCATGGATGATCTATCACAAGAGTTTACTGGTATAGGTAAGACATTTACTTTAACAAGTGCTGGTGTTAATACTGTTGGTATAACAAGTGATTATGGTGTATTGCTAGTTAATAACGTATTCCAAAAACCTGATACAGACTATGAGTTTATTGGTGGTCCTGTAACTGGTATTACATCTATTGAATATACTGGTAATAGTAAAGACCCAGTAGAAAGATATAGTTTAGATGATGTTAATGCTAATAATTTACCTAGAAGGGGATTGATTGTCACGCTAGGTAATAATCAGGGATTTGGATACCAACCACAAAATACTGCTATTGGTACTGCCACAGTATCTGCTGCTGGTACTATAAGTAATGTTTGGCTTAAGTATGATGGTAGTGGATATAGAAATGGTCCTACAACATATGGGTTTAGGGTATCGGGTGCTGGATCTACTGTCTCTGCTGGTGGTACATTTGATGTAGGAGATGGTTTTGTAGATAATCTATACCTAGAAAATGCTGGTCTTGGATTTGCTACAGATAGAACACCTTACGTAGAATTTGATGCCCCAGTTCCTTATGATGATCTACAACTCATAAGTTCAAGTACAGGTATAGGTGCATCTGTATCAGTTATCATCAATGATGCTAAACAGTTAGATAAATTTACTCTTGATAATATAGGATTTGGATATACCTTTAGAGAAGAGTGTACTATTGCAGGTATTCCAACAACACCTGGTCTAGTATCACATCCAATTCAATCTGGTGGTGCTTATAATCATACCTTTGTCGGTGCTACTCCATATGGACTTATTAGTGGTGGTGAGTATGAGCATGAGACTGTCAGTATTGAAGGTAATTCTTTAAGAGACGGTAGTTGGAATGGATCTGCTATTAGTCCTACTGATGTTTCATATAATCCTACTACTGGTGATGTTGAATATACATTAGCTGGTCATAGTTTAACTACAAGTGATAGTGTAGGTATCAAGACTGGTTCTATGGTCTTGAAATGTAGCATGGATGGTAAAGAGACTCTCCATTCTTATCCTAGAGCAAGTGACCCAGTAGCAGGTGTAATCACTTCTATTACTGGTGTTACTACAGATACATTTACAGTTAATGTAGGTGCATCACAGACCGTAGGTCATCTTGTTAGTGGAGCAACTTACGATGCTACTACTGGTGATATGGTCATGTCTATTGGTTCCCATACATTACGTGGTGGATCTACACATTCCTTAACAACTGCTGCATATAATCCTAACACTGGTATAATTACATGTACGATATCCAATCATGGATTCACTGTTGGTGAACGAATCAAATTTGTTGATGAGTCATTAACCTTTAAATGTGAAAAGGACAACTATGGTACAGAACACAATTATCCAAGATCTTCTGATCCTTACAGCAACCAGTGGCTTAGCATATCTAACATCACTGCTAATAGCTTCGAGGTTCAAGTACTCAAGGTAACACCTTCAACTAACGTATCAGATCATATATTCCAAGAGTCAAGTGCTGACTGTATTATTAAGGGTGGTGAATCTTTAAGATTCCTTCCTGAAAGTATTACGTTTACATGTGATATGGATGGTAATGCTAGTGAGCATAGTTATCCTAGATCAACAGATCCATTCTACAATACAGCATGCCCTATAGTATCTGTTGCTGGCACTACAGTAACACTTAACGTAGGAAGATCTCCTCATGTACAACATAGGGTAAATGACGCTACCTATGATGGATTTACAGGATTACTAAGTTTAGATATAGGTTTACATAGTTTAAGTTCTGGAACTAATATATTTGTAAAGAATGATTCGTTATGGTTTGCATGTGAGTCAGATAATTATGGCAGTGCTCAATCATATCCTAGAATAGGTAAAGATCAAATAGCAGGTATAGGTACTGAAATACTATCAGTAGGTGGATCTACTATAGAATTAAATGTAGGAGT